TATAATAATTATGAAAAAAATATACAAAATAGTATTAAAAAAATAATGAATAAAGAATTTAGAGATGATTTTATGATTGAAAACGAAAAAGCAACTCAATCCTTATTGTTTCATGAAAATATGATTGATAATATAAAAAAACAAGATATTCCTTTTTATTATAAATTTTTAAAAAATCTTTGCGCAGGCGACTATTTTGATAGGATAAGTTTTCAAAAACAACTATGGATATTTAATGAAATGACCTATTATATCAAAATACTTTATAATTATCATTTGTATAATAATTATCCAATTCATACAAAAAAAAATACAGAATATAGATTTACAAAAGTATTAACTAAATACAGTAATGAATATAACAATAATACATTTATTATTGGATTATGTAATCGTTTAAATATTTCAAAAAAACAATTATATTATAATTTATTAAACAAAACAATCGATTCAAATATTAGTATTAGTGAAAATAAAAGAGCAAACCTTTATTTTCAAATACCTATATGATATTAGGTCATAAAAAAGTTTTGTAGATTATTGCGACGAATAATTTGATCCATTATAATTAATTTACTTTGTAATATATCATTTTGTTTTTTAAGTTCCATCGACTCAGATGTTACATTTTGAAGTGCCTGAATAATTTCGTGAGTTTCTAATATTCTTGATGATCCGTCTGGATTTTTTACAGTAACTTGTGGTTGTATTTGGGTTCTTTCTTTTTCTCGTTCTTTGTCTCTTTTTTCTATTTCTTTCAATACATCTGGTTTGTTTGAAATATTTCCTGGATGATATGAATTTAATAGAGTAGGAATATCTTCAATATAAAAAGAAAGTAATTCTTTATTTTTAATAAAATTATTTGGTTTTAATGCAGATTCATTACATTGTTTATTCTCAGGACTTACAAGTCGTCTTTTATCAAATGTATTTTGTTCATGTGAAATAACTAAGATAGTTTTCAATGGATCTAATTGTACAAATGGAATTGTATAATTTTTTAAAAAATGTTTTTCTTCTGCTAATAATGCATCATTTTCGTAACCAGTTTGTTTCAATAATTCTCTTTTGAATGCAAATGTTCCTGCAGTAGCGTGATTTGCACCATAAGGTCCAAATCGATACATTTTATCTAATGTATTAAACCAAATATGTATTTCGCTTGATCCAGCGCATAATGCGTTTGATGACATTAACTTTTCTACTGCATGTGAAATTCTTTCTTTTGGATAATAATCATCATCATCAAAATAAATAATAATATCATTATCATTCTTAAATGAACACTGATCATGCATAAAATTACGTTTTCTTCCAAGAGGCATTTTTTCAGTATAAATATATTTTACAAATGGTATATCCTTGACTAGATCTTCTATTTTATCTGTACCATCATCTACAATAATCCATTCTATTTTATCTTTTGGATAATTTTGAGCCATTATACTATCAATTAAACCTTTAAAAAAGGGTCTCCTATTAAATGTTGGTGTACAAATACTCACTCGTGGACAATTAAGTTTCTTTTCTTTTTCTTTTTTTTCTTTTCGTTCTTTATCCCTTTTACCCATTTAAATAATTTAGATTATCTATTTATATTATATTATTTGTGATTATCCTAAGACGGATTAGGTGGATTAGGTATATTAGGTGGGTTATTTATCATGTAGACAAGATATATAATAGATACTGAAGAAAAAACTGCGTATATTATAGAATATGGAAAATTATAATGCATATCTAAATCATTTTTAATTGGATAATAAAAACTAATTAATATTATTGCAATAATCATTAATTTATATTTTGTATCTAATCCTAAAATATTGAGATTTGATATTAAAGATACAATTGTTTTAAATGAGTATAATAATGCAACTATAATAGGAATTATGAAATTTAAAAGATATGAAGATATAAATGATTGAAACGCTTGTTGGTTATTAATTCCTGCACTTAAAACTGCATATGCTTTATCTTCATTACTCGTTTTACCAGAAGTATATTTTTTTATTTGAGCTAGTCCAAATTGACTTTGCATAAATTCTACAAATGAAAGTAATGATTTAATTGTTAAAAATAGTGCAAATATAGAAAAAATATTCATTTGTATTGTTAAATTTTCTGTTAATATTTTGAACATAGCAAATACATAGAATATTGTAAGTGGAATCATAAAAAACAAAAATAATAATAGAAATATAGAACCAAAATTTATAAATAATTGAATAGATAAATCTATAAAAATATTGCTTTGTTTTTTTGAACTAATCTTAAACGCATTAAACATATTTAATATTTTTTTAAAAAATGGATTAATATAATTTATATTCAAATTATTTACTATAGACATTATTGTTATAATAATTATGAATTGTATTACAAAATGAATATTGTATATTGATTGTGCAATTTTTTGAGTACCATTTAATATTTTTTGTACAAAAAGTTCACAATTAAATACTAAATAGCAACCCCATAAAAGAAATACACTAAAACTATCTGATGTAATAAATCCATTATTTTTTGCATATTTTGCAAGTGTTTCTGCTGAATAACTTTTGCCTGCCTTTGTATTATAGTCTTTTGCAACATAACTATCACAAAAAGATGATTCACCTGGTCTTAAATTACCTAGATCACATGACCCATCGCCATAATATTTACTATCTAAATTGATTGGATATAAATCATCTGCTTTTTCCTTTGATAAATTTAGTATACCCACAAGTAAACATAAAGAGATTGATATTTGTATAAGGGTATAAAACAAGTCGTGAAATAAATTAGAAAAAATTTCAATATCATTTAATTTTGCCATTATTTATTATATAATAATATTTTATAATGAAAACCGCAATTGTACTTTTACTTATTATAATTGGGGCGTGTTTAGCAAACTCAACATTAAATGAACCATTTTATGGAAGAGGAGAAGATTATTATCCTGATCAATTTGTATCCAATGAATGCCCTTGTTTATCTTGCATAGACCAACCCAGCGCTTCCCCCTATGAATCTTAATACATTATATCTTTCTTCTGTAAAATATAAATTGTATGTATGTGTATATAAATCATTGTTTTTTGTAACACCAATTATATTTCCAGCAGAATCACACAATGTAGTATTTGTTGAATTTGGACTAAATGGTGGTTGGATTGTATGTATTTCTAACTCAACTGTTTTAAATCTACTTAAATTAATTGCACCTGATGGTTGTATATTGTCTCCTGTATTCAATGTAAAATTGTAGGAATATAATCCATCGTTTGAACATCCGGATGACATTTTATATTTTGTAATATAATTATAAACCCCTGCATCTAAATCAATCTCTCTATATTGTCCATCAAAAATAATAGACAATCGTAATAATATATCTTTTAAATTATTTACATTTAATTCAGGTGTAATATATATATTTGTACTTGTTAGATTTCCATTTACATCTATATAATTGTATGCCGGACCTTTTGCTAAATAATTAATATTTTTATTACCTGTTTCAGGTGCTGTAATGACATCATGTGGCAATATATTATTATATAACCAATTTGAATAATTAGACCACTGATTTCTTAAATTAGCATCACTTCTTCTAAAAAAAAACATCCAACTTGAAACTAACGCATTTGAATCTATTACAATTCTAGCACTTCCAGTTATGTTCAAATAATCTGTTTCTCTTATATCTTTGATTAAATATTTTTGTTCATTTAATGCAAATACTTTTGCCTCATCACCTGTTAAAAAACCATAGGTTACAATCATATTTACATCCGTATTCCAAATTGTGGTTTTATCTATATATGTATCTGGACTCAAAGTAATGTCTGAAGGTTGATTTAGGAAAAGATACATTGCATTATCCTGTAATGCAAAATTTGGACGAATTTTATTTTTATTAAAATCAGAACCTGTTTTAGTAACATCATTTATTACAAATAATTCAGATATTGGTCTTAAAGTAATATCAATTTGAACTTCGCTGTATTGAAGCGCTACTAAAGGTAATGCTAATTTAGAAGAATACCCAAACCAAAATGGCAAAGGCACATATACTTTACGTCCCCTAATAGATGGTTCAGAACTGATGATCTCATATGGTTTGTAATAAGAACTTGGATATTTATTATATCGATTGTATGCAATTGATGGATTATTCAATTCAACTGTATTGCCACTCATTTTGTAAAATTGTTGTTTTCTTGTTTCAGAATAATCTCTTTCTACTACATTTTTTATATATTCTCCACTAAATTGTTGTATTAATTGACCACCTATACTTATTTGCGCGTTTTGAATAATATTTGATCCTAAATCTTCAATCCATTGAAATTCATATGGTTTCCAAACATCTCCTACAAAACCAGGTGGTTTAATTGGACTCCATATATCTGGTAAAGTAAATACAAGATATGTATCTAACAATAATTCTGCATTTCTAGATATTTTGAATGTAAAATTAGAGGGTTCATTTAATTTCAATGTTCTTTGCCCATTATAATCAATTCGAATATTTTGTAATCCAAAATTGGTATATTTTGCATAGACACATTTAAAAAATGTTTTACTTGGATTGCCATTTATTATAATATTTTGACTTCCATATGAAATAATATTTAACAATCCGCCGGGCATTAATTTATATCAATACTTTTTTTCTATATTAATTAATATATATTTAATATAATGTCTGAACCTCAATCGTTTTACAAAAATATAGTTACAG